GTCGATGTCGGGGATCACGCGCACAAAGCTGGCAAAGCGGGGCATGCCGCCCGGGTGCAGCCCCTGGTAGCGGAAGCTGACCCAGCTGCCCACGGGGGGCGGCGCGCGGCGCTGGGCCTCTGACAGGCCGCTGCCCAGGCGCAGGCGGTGGCCATCGGTGGTCTGCACCAGCAGGGCGCCGGCCAGGCCCTGCCACTGGCCTTTGCCGGGCAGGATCTGCACCACGCGGGCTTCGGCGTCCAGAAAGGGCTTGTACTTCAGCAGGTCGTTGGAACGGCCCGAGCGGTAAAGATTGCTGGCGCGGTGCAGCATCAGCCCCTCGCCGCCGGCGGCCACCACCTCGTCGAGCCAGGATTGCAGGTCGGCCGTCGATGTCACCGGGTGCTGGGGCAGGGCTTGCAAGCCAGTGAGTGCCGCTGTGGGCGGTGTGCCCAGTGCCGTCTGCAGCAGAGCCAGGCGACCGTCCGGGCCGCCAAAGGGCCGGACCGGGTCGGGGGTGTCAAACACCATCAGGCGCAGGCTGCTCCAGGCTTCGCTGCCGGCCCCCTCGCGCACTGCGGCCACAGCGCGCAGAAACTGGCCTCGGCCAGCCCACAGCTCGCCATCCAGGGCCAGGGCGGGCCAGCCCGCGGTGAAGTCGGCCGGTGCCGTGATCCGGCGGCCGCTGCGGGTCCAGAGTTGTTGCCCATCCCAGCGCGCCCGCACACCATCGAGCTTTTCGCTGACCAGAAAGCCGTCCACCGGCTGGCCTGCCTGGTAGCGGCCCGCCTTCATGAGGGGGCCTGGGGTGGGCTGAGGGCTCAGGGCCCGGGCATGCGGGGCCATGGAGCCCAGCGCAGCGAGTGCCAACAAGGTCTGGCGTCGGGCCGGATGACGTGAAGCAGCGGCGCTGCCCAGGGGGCGGGGGGTGGGAGAGGCAGAGGCAGAGGGCATGGCAGCGTCCGGTGCGAAGGGATCAAGGTCGATCGGCACCGCACNNGGCAGAGGCAGAGGCAGAGGGTGAGGGGAGTTGAGATATCCAAAGAGGGAACGGCGCGATAAATCGAGATTTTGGGGAATGGGCCGGCATTTATCGAAACGACCACCGGAAAATCTCTTTCGCTACAGGAAACATGGGGAATCGGCGCCGGTTCCCCTATTTTTTGCCCGTTCAGGTGGATAGACCGGCAATGTACTCGTTCAGGCTCTCCAAGATGAACGCCTGCTCTTCTGGGTACAGCGACCCGTCCGGTCTGACAGGAAGAAATGGCCGTGCAGGTATGGTCACCTTGTGATTGCGGCCGGCCTGGCCGCCAAACTGCTGGATTGCAGCATACAGCGGCGTGGCCCCGACGGTCAGGGTATCGCCGGTGGCCTGCCAGACGATCTGCCTGCGCAAATTCCCCGTATCGATCAGCGGCTTCTTGCCCGCTATCTTGACCTCGCCCTTGCTGTTGAGCGCTCCCGACTTCTTTCGATAGCTCTTGCCCAGGCGATCCGAAAGCAGGCCCATGGTGACGCTGGAGTTCTTCAACCACGCTACACCGTCGGGCCCGGTGCTGGTCTCAAACCGCCGCTTGGTGCGCTCCACCAGATCCTCGCCCAAGCCGCCGAGGACGCCCTTGGCATTGGTGACGCGGTCCTCCAGGGCCTGGAATGCGGCCTGTACCTGGTCGTCCTTCACCTCGATCGTGAAATTGCTCATCTCATGGCCTTTCCGTAGAATTCGTCCTGCTCCGCGCTGTACCGTCCCCTGGGTAGTTGGATGCCCGGACCCGTTTCGGACGTTTTGGACGAGAGGGCGTGGAGCCCCGTCACTTGCCTGTCTTGATCACCAGCGTGGTCAAGGCCAGCGCCCGATTCTTCTTCCCCGACAGCACTTCGAACACGGCCCGGTACACCTCGGAGCCGAACTGCTTGATCGCGAGCACGGTCTGATTGCCCTGGCGGCTGGTGTCGCCTGGCCGCAGCGTGTCGGCATCGTTGAGCACGTCCACCAGGCGCTCATAGTCGGCTGGCTCTGCAGGCCTCTGGCCCTGGCCATCGTGCCCATGGCTTGTTTGGACATGCCGCACCGCATCTGCAGGCAGCAGCACCACATACCCCTTCACGTCGGTCGCAGCAGCCTGCCCCACAGCCTCAAAATCGTCCACGAACCCCAGCCACAGGGGTTCCTTGCGCTGGCTGTCGGCCAGAATCTCGGACGCATAGGTGGCGGGCGCAGCATTGGCGTTGACATAGCGGGTCAGATCCCGTGAGAGCGCAGTGGTGATCGCGTCTGGGTACTTGACCATCTTGTCCTGCACCATCTGGCGCAGCGACGTGTCTCGCGCAGCGCCTGGTGTGTAGTCGAAGCCCTTGTCGATACCGACCTGGGCGCCTGTCTTGGGGTCGATCTGGTCCCAGCCCTGGGGCGGGTCGCCCAGGCCGGCACGCATGCTGGCCAGGCCTTCCTTTTCGCTCACAGCCACGATGCGGCACTGGCAACCCCAGCCATTGGGGCAGAAATGGGTCTGCCAGAACGGGTGGTCATAGCGTGCTGTGAAGCCGTGCCAGGCCAGGTGCCAGGGGCGCGGGTGCATCACCCCATCGCTGTGGATGTAGCGCCAGTAGGGCCGCAGGTTCAGGAAGTCTGGATCCATCAGCTGCTGATAGCGGCCAGCTGCGTAGCTGGTGGCCATGTTGGTCTGATAGATCGTGCGGGCCCGCCAGGCCTCGCCCTCGGGGCTGCCCTCACCGGTCCAACCCGTCCACCCATGCTTGGCCACAATGGCCTGGAATTGATCCTGAAACTGACTCACTCCGCCACCGGCCTCAGCCGTCTCAATGACGGCCTGGTGCAGGTCATACAGCAGGTCGGCCTTGGCAACGCCCGCCACAATGAAGGCGCGATCATGGGCGCTGCGCTCAATGTCATCCCAGCGCTCGGTGGGCAGGCGCAGCTTGTTCTTCAGGAAGGCGATCTGTGCCCCCCAGGGCGTGCCGAAGCCGACGTTCAGGGATGTGGCCACGCTCAGCCCCCCGAGCGGGCTGCGTCCATGCCCTTGAGCTGCGCCATGGCGTTCGCAGCGGCCATCAGCTTCACAAGCTGGGCCGTGTCCAGGTTGCCGTAGGCCTCGACCAGAGCGGCCTGCACCTGGGGCAAGCTGTCGGCGCGCTGCACCAGCTGTTGCACCTGGTCAATCAACGTCGACCAGATGGATCCGGACTGCACCATCAGCGTCTGGGTCTCATCGGCGACCGAATCAGTGGTCTGATCGCCTTGGGCAAATGCCACAGGCGCCGAGGCCACTCCTGCAGGGGCCGGCGAAGTGGGCGGTGGAGTGACTGTCGACTCCTGCAGGTCGCTGTCTTGGTAGCCGTAGCCCCGCATCCAGTACTGCTTCGTGAAACGGGCGCCGGCTTCGTAGTTGCTCTTGTCGCGAGACGCCTGCAGCTGGTCCTGAGCCTCTTGGTCCCAAAGACTGAACACCGGAGCGGGAGCATTGGCCCAGTTCTGCTCGCACACCCACCGGATCAGGGTGTTGATCGCACCGGCCACCAGCTTGGCGTCTGCATCGCGCAGATCCCGGGTCACCTCCAGGCCCGAGACGGACGAGGCCTTGTTGGCTGTCGCCTCGGTACTTTGGTTCTGCCCCAGCAGGGCAATCGAGATCTCGCCCCGGCACAGCATGACCAGGCGCTCGTACAGGTCTGCGCTGGCGGATTTTCCAGCCAGCTCCACCAGGTCAATGCTGCCGTCATCAGGGATCACGGCCACGCCATCCTGGATCAAGCTTTCCAGGTCGTCGAGCAGCTCGGCGCGCTCTTCATTCGTGGCCGATCTGGGCAGCTTGCCAACAGGCCAGGCACTCCCGAACTTCTCGGTGAACGACAGCCAGAACTTGATGCCGCCCTTTTTGAACGTCAGGGGCCAAAAGCACATGCTCAAGTCGGGGATGCCGTAGGGGTTCTGGTAGGTGGCATCCTGACGTGGCAGCAGGAACTTGCGCAGAGGGAGCAGCTCGCCGTACACCGGATCCTGGCGAGTCTTGAAGCGCAGCTGGTTGTTCGCATCGAAACAGAACCACTCGGGCGGCTTGGCGATCACTTCACCCGGCGTGATCATGCTCCCCGTGCGCCGCCACATCACCTCCATGGGCTGATAGCCATACAGCGTCGCCTCCAGCGCCTGCCCTATGAGCGTCTCTAGATCCAGATCAGCCAGCAGCGCCTCAATCGATTTGGCAACTCGGCTGGGGGCCTGGCCACGATCTAGGCCCCACTCCAGGGCTTTGACTGCGCTTTTGCGGCGGCGAATGGCACCACCCACCAGGGCGTCGGTGCGCATGTTGCGGTAAACCGCGATGTCTTTTCCCTGAGCCTTGAGGATCGGGTCCGGGTTGGGCAAGAGCATGCCCAGGGCCGTGAAATCGAGGCTTCGCTCCCGAGTTGCGAGGTGGTCGGTCGGACCGAATTTGTTGGGGGTCATTGCCATGATCGATTACCGGCTTGTCACCGGTTCAGTAGCCGTTGAGGTTGACGCCACGGATGCGGACGCCAGCTTTGCGCTTGCGGGTGGAGGCCTTCACGGGCCCCAGGTTGATCTCTCGGCTGGCGTAGTAGGCCAGTGCCACGGCGACAGCGGCATCACCGTGGCGCTTGCCCTTGTCTTCGCCCGTGCTGCGGGTGTCAGGGATGCGCGGTACGCCACGCACCATCTCAACGGCGCGCAGGTCGTCCAGCACGTCGGAATCCTGAGGCAGATCATCCAGGGTGCCATCCTCCAGAGCTGCCTTCACCGGGGGCATGTGCTCGCGGTACCAGGACTCGCTCAACATCACCTGGTGGATGCGGCTAGGGCCATAGCGCTGCATGGCCACCTCGGCCAGGTACTGGCCGTTCCCCCGCGCATCGAAGGCGCCGCCACGGAAGCGTGGGAGGCGGTCGATCAGGTAGAACGCCACCTGTTCCTGCTGACGAAATGGCACGTTGCGCAGTTCCACCATGAAGGGCACCCGGCGCACCAGGTTCTGGTGCTGCAGCAGAGGAGCATGCACTGAAAGGTCACCGCTGCGCCCGAAGTCCTCGCCATCGAAACTGATCACCTCCTGTGGCAGGGCAAGCAGTATCGGAGCCATCTGGGCCTCCAGCCAGTCGCGGCACTCGGCGGCACGAATGTGGTCGGGTAGCACCTCAAACCCAGGCTTGCACTCCCAGCGCAGCACGGGCGTGTCGGGGTTCATCCGGGATTCGATCAGGGCACGGCTCAGCCAGGCCCCGCCCGAGTTGGCCGGGATGCAGTCAAGCTCCTCGCTGGCACCGTCGCCATAGAAGGCGTACACACCCGCCATCCACTCGGCCTCTTCCTTGGCCACCCAGGTCTTGCCCAGGCGCATGCAAACGCGACGGTACAAGCCATCGGACACAGCCTCTTGGAAGGTGACCCGGTGCACCGTGCCCCGGCGCTTGCCCGCCCTGATGTCGGTGATCAGTTCGTTGAACGGGTTGTCGGTGCCGTTGTGGGTGCTGATCACCCGCACCTTACCGCCCCAGATCAGCATGGCCATAGCGGCCTTGAGCAGCTCCTTGAGCTGGTCATGGAAGGCCGCCTCGTCAATCACGATGATCCCCTGGCGGCCGCGCAAGTTGGAGGGGCGGCTTGTCAGCGCGACGATCCGGAAGCCGCTATCGGGAAACTTGATCGTGAAGGTCTTGATGTTCTTGTCCTCATCGGACTCGCCATCCCAGAACCCCTCCTCGATCTCGCCGGCCGCATAGTTGAATACCCGGGCCCACATCGCGCAGGCCTGGATGTACTCAATGGTCATGTCCTGGTTGTAGGCGATGTAGTAGACGTTCTGCCCACCCGCGCTGCGTGCCGATGCGGCCGACAGCACGTCGTCCGAGGCTTCACCCCAGGTCAGACCCGTACGGCGGCTTTTCTCGATCACCTTCAGTGGTGACGGATCGGCCACCCAGCGCTGCTGGTAGCCCATCAACACCGCAGGCGTGGCGGCGCTGCTGGTGTCGGGCACTTCGAAGGGGACGGCAACCAGGTCGGTCATGCGGCAATGCCCAAAATCTCGCGGCGCAACTGCTCGACGGTGTCGGCCGACAGCCCGCCCTTTTTGGCGATCTTCTCGACGTTGGCTGCAGCTTCCTTGGCACGCTGGCGGACATCACGCTGGAAGGTCTTCAGGCCAATGCTGCTGCGCGTGAGCGTGGCAATGTTCTTGGCGGCCGAGCTGAGCATGGAGACACGCTCACCCGCATCGATGTCTTCATCGTCCGCTTCCTGGATCGACATCAGGGCCTCGAACAGCTCGGTCTGCACCAAGGCGGTCAGTGCCTCGCTGCGAGCGTCTTCATCGTCACCAGCCTGAGCGCTGATCAACTTGGCCGCTTCGGTGCTGGCCCGGATCGCCGAGAGCCGACGTTCCAGCTTCTGGCCATAGCGGTGCACGGCGGCCCGGCTGGGCAACTCGCCAGCCTGTTCCTGTGCAGGAAAGCGCTCACGCAGATCGGCGATCAGCTCATCCAGTGTGAAGCGGCCTTCGGCCAGCTTGCCCTCGATGTAGCTCTTGACCTGCTCAGGCAGACGGCTGATGGTGCTTTTACGGCCCATCGTGCGCTCACCAGTACTTCTCGGGCCGGGCAATGCCAGGCTCGCAGGGGATGGTGTACTCGGCCAGGTCGGTGCCGATGCGGGTCAGGTCGGCGAACCACTTTCCGTTGGGGTGCTTTTCCAGCTTCACCAGCTCACGGTCTGCCAGGTAGTCCAGCTCGCGGCGCAGTTCAAGGGGCGAGGCGTCCGGGTACTCGCTCTGGGCGACGGACAGGATGGGGCCCTCATACGCACCGATAGGGCGGGCATTGTTGAGGGTCAAGATGATCAGCCAGCGAAGTGCCTCGCGGCGAATGCGGGCCTGGTCGATGGAATTGCTCACGGATTTTCTCCCCGTTGTTGAGTCACAGCGCGCAGCTGTATGTTTTCGAGACGCCCGGTCAGGACATCGATCTTTCCGGCCAGGCCGTCAGACTTGGCCTCCAGAATGGACTGGCCCCGGATGTAGTCATCACGGCGCACGTAGTTCATGGGGAGCTCGGCTTGGAACTTGAGCAGATCACGCTCGACGCGCAGCCATTGGCTTGCTTCGTTGCGGTTCTCCTCCTCAATTTTTTCGAGGCGACTCGACAACGCGCCGAACTGCTGATCCATGGATCGCTGGAACTGGCGCAAGAGCAGCTTCCCAGTCGCGCCGCACGCTGCGAAGAAGGCGATCAGCAACATCACCAGGGACCAAAATTCAACCTGCACAGTCACTGCTGTCCCCCGTCGATATAGTCCAGCAGGTCGACGATGCGGCCCGCACAAATGCCATAGAGGTCGTACATGTCCTTGAGCAATACAGCCACGTTGTCGACCTCATCGCTTGGGGGAATCGGTGGAGGCGTCGGGCAGTGCACTGCGTACTCCGCTGGCAGCGGCTTGGGCGGCTCGGTCACGAGCCTGGGTGAGCTGCTGCATGACGTCAGCAGGAAACACGCAGCCAGCGCGGCTGGCCGCAGATGAAGCGAGCGCATGTTGAAACTCCTTGGTGGTCTGGGCGTCGTGCGCCGCACGTTGGGCCAGCGCAGTGCGCATGGCCTTGCTGGCCTGGCCGGCGGCTGCCACCAGGGATTTGTGAGACTCCAGCATCTGACTCATGTCGGCCAGTGCTTGCGCGTTGGCCTGGGCGATCTGCTGGGCCTTGCCATCCTTGATGCCTTGGACAGAACCGCTGTCATACCCAGTGGCATGCCCGAAGGTCCAACCTAGTGCGCCACCAACCGCGACAAGGGCGGCGCACGCGATGAGGATGAGTGCGGCCTTCATGGGCATGCCCCTTGGCCCCAGCCGGCAGCTTCGTAGACTGGCGCCCAGCGCTTCAAGATGCGCTGGGGGTACTCGCGGTTCTCGCGCCAGTTGGCGGCTGTCCGGCCGGCATTGACGAGCTCCACGTGGCCCCACCAGCGCAGCGGGTCGAGCCCCTTACTCGATGCCAACGCCTGGTCACGCTGAACCCAGCCCAGGCCGCCGTTGTAGCCGGACAGAACCATGGCCATTCGATCGCACGCGCTGGTGCCGCGCACGCGGTCGTGAATCCACTTGTCGTAGCCCACCATAGAGCGCAGTGCCCAGGTGGGGTTGGTGGGCTGGCACTGGGCCGGTGTGAGCTTGTTGACCTGGCACCACCAGGTGGCCGTCGCCGGCGTGAACTGGGTCAGGCCTTGAGCACCTGCTGGGCTGACTGCGCCAGGCTGCCAGGCACTCTCCTGGTGGACCTGAGCAGCCAGTGCGGCCAACGGGGCATCAAGGCCCCACTGGGAATGAGCTGCGCGGGTCAGCTCCGCACGGTACCGGTTGGCTGCAGAGGGCACCTGCGCATCAGACGGCTGGTGCCACGAGAGAGACATGGCGATGATCACAGCGGCAAGCCACGGCCCGAGGTGGCGCCAGGTGGGTGGGCGGCGCATGGTCAGGCTCCCAGGCCCATGGTGAGCATCGTGGCCGCCACGATGACAGCTCGGCGAATCATGGCCCAGCCCATCAGTCGGATCATGGCCTCGTCGGTCACCGAGTGCAGGCTGCAGGTCTGCGACTCGGCGTCGCAGATGGCCACATCAACCTCTGCGCCCTCCAGCTCTTCCAGGGCCAGGAACGAATCGGGGCGGGCGTAGGGAAACAGGCTGCGGTCGATCCAGTAGCCGACCACGGCAGCCAGCGTGACCAGGCTGGCCTTGTAGAGGCTGGTGGGCAACTGCTGCGGCGCGATCATCCAGACCAGCACCGTCAGCAGCAGTGCCGCCAGCAGCCATTCGAGCATGCGCGGGGCGCGCAGCGACTTGGGGAGAGTGGTATGTGTGCTCATGCCCAGCATGTTGCTGGGCAGGGTGGTGAACGCGTTAGAGGGAGCGCTTCAGAGATTCATTGAATCGTATGCGACTGATCAGCCGTTTGTGCTGGCTCCATGAACTTCGCATACAACATCGCAATTCTAAAAATATGCATGGTCGCCGCGACCACACAAGTCAACGCGTACAGGAAAAGGCCATATCCGATGGCTCCGGCCATGGCATTCAGCCAAGGTAACGCATCCCTAACAGGATCCATCCATGGCAGGTAAAACCAAAACGCCTTGCATAAGACTGCCGCGAGCAAAGCCAAGACCTGCACAAGAATGAAGTGAACAAAGGTCGCGCAAAGTTGTACGTAGGCGTTCTTTTGGAGAGCCGTCTCACCATCAGGCTCTGCCAAGAGCTTCCGGAATTTTTCATCCCCGAACCCCATAAAAATAGCAAAGCCACCCAGAGTGAAACCAAGTAGATTCGGCAAGATACCTAAATTTTGATCCCACCAAGCGGACCACTGCCCTGCGGTAACGTTGAATGTGGGGGTCCACCAAATGTTGAACGTTAGGGCCAGAAGGACCCCTGCCACCATAAGGTAGAACGAGCGTAGCAAGTCCTTGAGCCCGCCATAGGCGAGCCAATACACTTTGAACGCTTCAAACGTAGAGTCATACATGATCTGAAGGATAGTAGTTCATTGCCCGGCCTTGGCCCGGTGGAGAACGTGAACCGCTGTCTCAACCTCGGGGTTATACCGACGAGCCAGAACCATTGGCTTGTCCTGAGTCGAGCGCTCAACGGTATTTCCATCAACGTCCTTTCCTTTGGCCGCAACCACACCATTCATTGCCGCAACGGCGGCCTCCGCACGAGTTTGCTGGTCAGGTTGCAAGCCCGCAGCACCGCTCGCAGTTAGCTCCTCGCGATAGGTACCGACCCGTTGCTCTTCCATTCGTCTCATGATCCTGGCGGATAGAGCACCGACATCATCAGGGTTGGGCCTCTTGAACTCCAACACCAACTTTTGAATGCGATGTATGCCGAACATCTCGTCGAGTGCTGCTGGGTCGGGCAAACAGGTCACATAGACTGGGGGGTCTGCGTCTCGCCGAACTCCATCAAATAGCGATTGAAAGAAGCTTTCGGCGCGCCGAGGGCCGAGTGCATCTGAGCCACTACGACGGAGAAACCAAAGTTGGTGTGACCGTGGGTAGAACACAAACTCGATACGCTGGAATTGGGCTCGGAGGTGTTCTGGGATGTTGATCGCCTCCATTTCCTCCTCGCTAGCGACTTCGTTTGTCCGTGTGTTGAACCAAGGTTCATTTGCATTGATCTTTACGAACCGAAAAATCTCGCCAGTAAGTTCATCTCGGTCGACCGCATCCCGCGCTCCACTCAGAGAGCCGAGCATCATCGCATGCAGCTCCCCATCCCGAATGACTTGCCGCTGCCGGTATGCGTGAAGAAAAAGCTCCACATATGCAGCAGGAGAATGGGGATTCTCCATTGCAATATTCAATGCACTAATTTGAACGGTCCTGAGTCTCGCCATTTTTCCTCCGTGAATTACGCTTTTTGAAAGTTTTACTTAAGGTCGAATCGCGGCACACCTTCGTCATCACTCATCCGGCACCTCCAGACGTCCCTCGGCGCCTCAACCCCTCGCGATACAGCACCGCGCCGATCTCCCCCAGCACCGCCAGGTCATCCTCGGTGAGGTGATCGCGTGCCAGGTCCATCCAGGCCACCAGGCGGCTGATCGCATCGTCCAGGCCGGCCTCGCTACCCTGCAGGTCGAGCAGCTCGGCCAGCTGCTCGAAGAGGTGAATGGTGGGGTGTGCGGTCATCGAAACCTTCCGACTCAGCTCAGTCGTCGAATGTCAATCCAACCTACCTTTTTTCCTTCGTTTCGACCTCGATGGTCATGAAATGGTCGGCGGACTGACAGCAAATCTTCAGTTGATTGATGAACGATCAGCGAGTCGATCTTGCTTCGTTTGAAGGTGGAAGTGGCGGCAGCAATCGCTTGGCTGGCTGAATTGAAAAAACGGTCCTCTTGATGTGGGTTGCCACTCTGCCGAAAGGTCTGAACGACATAGCGCCCCTCCTCGCTCAGCTTTGATTGAGAGGCAATTGATTGCAAGTCGACAAATGGCTTTTCTTCAACTCTCGCGTCCATCAAGACACGCGAACTCGGATCGGGCTTCTTCAACAATTCCGCTATCAACCAAACGGCGCCAAAAAAGACAAGAATGATGGTCACCGTACTCATTTGTCAGCCTTTGACTGCGTGTCGATCTGGGTGTGATGTTGATTGCCACCGCCTGACCTGGATTTCACAGTTTCCACATAGCGACGGACCCGGTACAACTGGTGTCCTTCGAGCTCAATCACCCTGGTCGTATTGAACTCTCGCTGCATAAATTCGAGCACTTTTTCGTCACTTGGAAGCTTGCGCATCAAACGCAATACCTGCCTCTGATCGTCATTCGCAGCTTGGCGTGGCCGTTGGTCGGCAACCACTCTGGCTTGGTCAGTCGGACGAGCAACTGTCGTATTCACGTGGTACGTGTTGTGGACTACGGTGACCGGGCCGGCCTTCCCGATCTGCACCCCAAAGTCCCCCTTTACCTCTTGCTTTGGCAGCAGCTTGCGCATCCAGTCAAGCAGCCAATTGGGTATCGCTGACAACGCTTATTTCCCCCGTTTGACCGTCACGCGGCCATGTCCATTGCCGATCTGGACGCCGTGATTGCCGATGTGAACTTGGTTCTGAGATTGAGTAGTCATCCCTGCTGACTGGGCACTAGCGTGAGTCTGAGATCCACCGGCAAGCCCTGCAGAGAGCAGCGCAGCTGTCTGAATCAGATGGATCTTCGCTTCTGGGGGGCAGCGGCGATAGCTGTCGAGAAGCGCCGACTCAGCTGCGTCCAGGCTTGGCGCCTGAAACCCGCGATTCCCAGTCAGGACATACGCCGCATCAACACCCATTTCGATCGCCAGGGCAACGTAGTCGGTGTCTGGGCGACGTGCATTCGTTTCGTAATTGAACTGAGTCTTTCGCGTCGTACCAGCGCGCTCCGCAAAAGCGGTCTGGCTCAGCCCAAGCCGCTCTCGCTCCTCTTTCAATCTGTCACCAAACGAACTCATAAAACCTCTTGACTATGGGTTCAATCGTTCCCATAATTGAGTCAACAAACAAGCACAAACATTCATCAGCGCCAACTGATGTAAACAAATTAGGACGCACCACTATGCTCAAAACTCGTGCGCAGGTACGTGAAGAGTTCGCCCGCCGCGGCCAGTCCATTTCAGGTTGGGCCAAAGCAAATCGCTTTAGCACCGTACTGGTAAGCGCCATTCTTGCCGACAACGAAGCCTCTCCTCGTTACCGGTGTTTGCGCGGTGACGCGCACAACATCGCAGTCGCTCTGGGCTTGAAGGAGGGCGAAATCAATCGCCAGCCTACCGCAGCTGCCGCCTGAATTTGAACCTTGGAACGTCCAATGTCCAATGTATCAAATCTTTACGACCGGCAGGGCTTCAGGCGAGATGCCCCTGTAATCGGGGGCGACTACGCCGCGCATCGTCAAGCACGTCAGCCAGCTCCTGCAGGATCCGATGGCTTGCCGTGTGACCAGGTGTCCGCCCAGGTTGCCCAGCCTGGCGCCACGCCTGAGAAATCTGGGGGCCATCAATGACCCCGTTCATCTCCAGCCGAGCAGTCACCTGCAGCATGGCCTTGGCCACCGCGTCGATTCGCCCGGCCAGCTCATCAAATTCCAAATCCCTCATCGCTTCCTCCTGTGTGTCGATGGGCAAATTGTTCGGCGACGACACGCCCAACACCAGCCCCACAGCGGCTATTTGTTTGGAAGCCTTTGTCGGAGGGCACGTCCAATGACCCGCCGCGATTGGAAACGGGCCCGCCCCAACAGCCTGGTGCATGCCATGCGCCTGTGCAAAGAATTTGCGCTCGAGCGCCACAACCTCAGCGTGGAGCGCATCGCCGACCGCATGGGCCAAACCCATGACAGCCTCTACAAGTGGCTGGCCACCGGCCGGATGCCGGCCATCCTGATCCAGGCCTACGAGCATGCCTGTGGCTGCAGCTTCGTGAGCAACTGGTTGGCCAGCTCCAACGGCCACATGGTGATCGCCATGCCCACCGGGCGTGCCGCTGGCCAGGTCGACATGGTCGAGCTCAACACCGGCTTTGCCTCTGCCCTGCAGTTGCTGACCGACTTCTATGCCAAGCCCGGCACCGACCCCGCCGCCACCCTGGCAGCCCTGCAGGCCCACCTGGGCCAGGTGGCCTGGCACCAGGCCAACGTGGCCCGCTATTCCAACCCTGAACTGGAGTTTTGAGCATGTCCTTGAAGCCAACCTCCTACGAGCTGGCCGGCCCCATCCGCAACGCCTGCGAACTGTTCCGCCTGCTGGCTGGGCATGAAGTGCTCGGCCTGGCCCCCGGCGAGATCGCCAGCGGCCTGGGCGTGGCTCCGAGCTGGGTCAGCAAGAACTTGCCAGCCCTGGCCACGACCGGCTTTGTTGAGCAGGTGCAAGGCACCAACCGCTGGCGGCTGGGCGTGCAGTTTGTGCGCATCGCCACCACGGTGGCCACCAACCTCAACCAGGCCCGCCGCCAGCTTGAAGACATCAGCCACCGCTATTCCGTTCCCCTGTAACCGCCACTGAATCGAGAACACCATGGCCAAGAAACCTACCCCAGCCCCTGTCAGCAAAGAAGTGGCTGTGAATGGCGATGTGATCGCCGCCGACTTTTCCTCCGCCAACGAACTGGCCCTGATCACCCGCGAAACCGAGGCCCGCACCCGTGCCGTGGCCACCCAACTGGGCTACCAGCTGCCTGCCGACTGCACCGATCCCGATCTGATCCAGCGCGATATCGCGGCCAACATGCGCCGCAGCGTGGAGGCTTGTCTGGAGGTCGGGCGCGGCCTGGCTGTCCTGAAGGCGGCGTGCCAACATGGGCAGTTTCTCTCGCGCCTCGACGCACTCGGGATCGATGGCAAGGTTGCGGCCCGCTTCATGCAGTCGGCGGTCAAATTTGCAAATGTCGCGACGTCGCGACATTTGACAGATGCAATCGGTAGCCAGTCCAAGCTCTTCGAAATGCTCGTTCTGGACGATGAGCAGATTGAAGAACTGGAGCTGACCGGCCAGACAGGCGAGCTGAGCCTGGACGATATCGCCACCATGTCGGTGAAAGAGCTGCGGGCCGCCCTGCGCGAAGAGCGCCAGGAGCGCCAGGCCGACCAGCAGTTGCTGGAGAAGAAGAACGCCAAGATCGACCAGTTGGAGCGCGACAAGAAGCGCATCGCCAAGATGCCGGCCGACGAGGAGCTGCAGGCCCTGATGACCGAGGCCACTGGCATCACTCGCGACGCCATGGGCGCTATTCGCGGCGGTGTTCGGGCAGCCCTGATCGCCCTCAAGAACCACTCAGAGGACAGCGCTGTGCTGATGGCCGGCCTGGTGGGCCAGATCCAGGCCGACCTCAATGCCTTGCGCGAAGAGTTCGATCTGCCCGACGTCAGCAATGCAGCCGACGCTCAGTTGGCCTCAGAGGTCGCCCAGTGGGCAGGCAAGTAATCCCGACCCCCTGCCCGCATGTCCATCAACCCCGTGATTGCCCAGTGCCTGGTCCTGGTGGCCCAAGAGGCTGCCGCTGCCGCCCCCGGTGGCAAGCAGGCGATCTACGCCGCAGCGTGCGCCGAGCTGCAGATCAGCCTGGCCACCTTGCACCGACATCTGAGGAAACTGACCGTGAAACCCGAACGCAAGCAGCGCAGCGATGCCGGTGAGGTGTCCCTGAGCCGTGAAGAGGCGGTGGCCATCAGCGCCATGCTGATGGTGAGCCATCGCAAGACCAACAAGCGCCTCATGTCCATCGGCCAGGCCGTCGATGTGCTGCGCGCCAATGGCGAGGTGCGCGCCGAGCGTCAGGATCCGGACACCGGGGAGCTGACCCCTCTGTCCGATAGCGCCATTGCCCGCGCCCTGCGCCAATACGGCATGCACCCTGACCAGCTCAATCGGCCCACCCCAGCCGTCGAGCTCAAGAGCCTGCACCCCAACCATGTGTGGCAGATCGACGCCAGCCTGTGCGTGCTGTACTACCTCAATGCCCGCACCGAAGCTGAGAGCGGCCTGCAGGTGATGGAGCGCGACAAGTTCTACAAGAACAAGCCCGCCAACCTCAAGCGCATCGAATCCGACCGGGTCTGGTCCTACGAGGTGACCGACCACAACAGCGGTGCCATCGCCGTGAACTACGTGCTTGGTGCCGAGAGTGGTGCGAACCTGGCCGAATCGTTCATGGCTGCCATCCAGCAGCGCGAAGGTGACCCGCTGCATGGCGTGCCTTTCATCCTCATGATGGACATGGGCAGTGCCAACACCAGCGGCATGTTTGCCAACCTGGCCAGGCGCCTGCAGGTCAAGCTGATCGCCCACGCCCCAGGCAACGCCCGCGCCACCGGCCAGGTGGAAAAAGCCCGTGACCTGATCGAACGCAGCTTCGAATCCGGCCTGCGCCTGCGCCCAGTTGGAAGCCTGGATGAGCTCAACGCCCAGGCCCAGCGCTGGGCCCGCTGGTTCAACGCCAACAAGGTGCACACCCGCCATGGCCGCACCCGGTACGAGCAATGGCTCACCATCACCCCCGAGCAGTTGCGCATTGCCCCGCCGCTGGAGGTCTGCCGCGAGCTGCTGACCCACACGCCCGAGTCGCGCAAGGTGCGCGACACCCTGACCGTCTCCTTCAAGGGCCGTGAGTACGACGTGCGCGACGTGCCTGGTGTGATGGTGGGCGAGTCCCTGCAGATCGCGCTCAACCCCTACGCGCTGGACACGGCCGTGGTGGTGGACACCGAGGCAGACGGCCAGGAAGTACTCCACAGCATTCCCCTGGTAGCTCGCAACGAAGCCGGGTTCCGGGAGGATGCCAACGTCATCGGCGAGGACTGGGCCCGTCCCGCCAACACCGCACTGGACGCCAACCGCAAGGAAGTCGAGCGCTTTGCGATGGACGCGGACACCGACGCAGAGGCAGAGGCCAAGCGAAAGGCCAAGGCCTTGCCCTTCGGTGGCCGCATCGACCCCTTCAAGGTGGTCGACCAGGCGCCCGAGCGCACCTTCCTGCCCAAGAAGGGCACCGAACTAGCCACCTCGACCACCACCCGCCAGGCCCCGGCCCGCGTGCTGTCGGTGTTCGAAGCTGCGGCCGAGCTGGTGCGCATGGGCGCGCAGATGTCCCGCGAGACCAGCGCCCAGCTGCGCGCCTGGTACCCCGACGGCGTGCCTGAAGACCAGCTGGACGACGTGCGCAACCGCCTCACGGTACGCAGCGGCCTGCGCGTGGTGGCCGGGGGCGGCGCATGAGCCTCGCCGTCACCCTCAACGAACTGGGCGTGACCCAGGCTGAGCTGAGCAAGGCAAGCGGTCTGAGCCGCTCCGCCACCAGCCGCCTGGTGGCCCACGGAACCTGGCCGGCACGTGGTGCCGTCCGGGCCCGCCAAAAGCTGGAGACGCTGCTGCGCGAGCGCGGCGCCACGGCTGACCAGGTGCTGGCAGCCCTGTTTGTGCAGCCCCTGAAAAAAGTTGACCCCGCCGAGTTGCACCTCGGCGAGGTCGTCCCCGAGAGCCCAGAACCAACCGAAACCCCTGAGGAGGTATCCATGCTACTGCAGAACGCTGCTTTGACCCCCGAGGCCCGCCGTCACTTCGGCCTGCCCCGCAACCCCTTCGTGGACGATGTCCAGTCGCCCGACGATGTGTTCCAGACCGCCTCGGTGCGCTACGTGCGCGCCACGCTGATGGACTGCGCCAGTCACCACGGCTTCGTGGCCATCGTGGGCGAATCCGGAGCCGGCAAGACCACCCTGGCCGAAGACCTGGAGGAGCGCATCAAGGCCGACAAGCGCGATGTGCTGATCATCCGCCCCTACGTGCTGGCCATGGAGGCCAACGACCAGAAGGGTAAGACCCTCAAGAGCAGCCACATCGCCGAGGCGATCGCCGCTGCGCTGGACCCACAGCTCAAGGTCAAGAGCAGCCCTGAGGCCCGCTTTGCCCAGGTGCACGCCCTGCTCAAGGCCAGCCGCCGCGCCGGCCGTCGCCACCTGCTGGTGATCGAGGAGGCCCACTGCCTGCCCACGGCCACCCTGAAGCACCTCAAGCGCTTTCTGGAGCTCAAGGACGGCATGCAGCGCCTGATCGGCGTGGCCCTGATCGGGCAGCCCGAGCTGCGTGATCGCCTGGGCAGTCAGAACGCCGAGGTGCGCGAGGTGATGCAGCGTTGCGAGGTGGTGGAGCTGGAGCCCCTGGACGGCGAGCTCGAAGGCTATCTGCGCCACAAGTTCGCCCGCTTCGAGCTGAAGTTCGAAGACGTATTTGCAGAGGACGCAGCCGATGCGATCCGTGCCCGCCTGGTGCACATCCCACGCGGTGGCAGGGCCACCGATGCCCGCAGCGAATGCCACCCCCTGGTGGTGAACAACCTGGTGTGCCGTGCCATGAATGCCGCCGCCAAGGCCGGCTGGCCGAAGGTTGACGCCCAGGTGATCACCCACTGCTGAGCCGAGGAGTACTTCCGATGAAAAAGCCTCAACCTTCCCACTGCGAGCAGCTCGGTGTGTGCCAGGCCTACGGCACGTGTACCCAGTGCCTGGTTGCCTCTCAGCGCCATCCGTTTGCACCTGGCGTAATTCAGGCCACCCCCGAGTCCCGCAGCTTCGCGATCGCCGTGCGCTGCCTGCTGGCTTTGGCTCTGATCACCATGGGGTCGGTCGCCTGGTTGCTTCTCGATATGGCTGGCGTGATCCCCCATCTCTGGCTGCTGGTGGCATGAACGATCTTTCTTGCCCCACCTGTGGTACCGAGCTGTCGATGGCGCAGCTCTTTGCCAACGACGAGTCGCAACGCGCTTTTGCCCAGCTGGCGGAGATCTCGATCCCTCTAGGGGCTCGCGTACTGCAGTACCTGACCTTGTTCACCCCAGCGCGGCAGCGGCTGACGATCCCCAAGCAGGTCAAGCTGCTGAAGCAGCTGCTGCCTGACCTGAAGCGCCAGGCCATCGCCTTCAAAGGCCGCGACTGGAACGTGCCGCTGCAGGCCTGGGCCTTGGGCATCGACCAGATGCTGTCCGCCCGGGATGCCGGCCGGCTGGACCTGCCGATGTCTGGTCACGGCTACCTCTACGCCATCCTGGCCAGCATGGCTGATCGCGTGGAGGGCTCGGCCGAGGCCCAACGCGAGCAGGAGCGCCGCAACCCAGCCAGGCAGGCCATGCCCAGTGCGCCAGGCCCGGTGAGTGTGGCTGCGGCCTTCAACGCTGCCTCAGCGCCAGTCCACACCCCGGCCCCAGGGCCGGCACCCGGCACCAGCCCGCTGGTGCGTCGCATGCGCGCCGAACTTGTCCGCAAGGCCCCATCTACCCCCAAAACCCCAGGAGACCCATCGTGACGAAGCCCACCCATGAGCCCCGTGGCCGGCCGCGCTACACGCCCCAGGCCCGCGCTATCAACGCGGTGCCGCCCGCCCAGTACGACGCCATGCGCGCCCCGGTCTACAAGGCCACACCGCCCCCAGCAGCCCGTCAGGGTTCGCTGGACTTCAAACGTATCGAGAGCCGCGGCTTTCGGTGCTGAGCCCGATTCAACAGGAGCTTTCATGAGCACTCAACCCAGCCCCGAAAAGAAGCAGGCTGACCTGCAAGCCATCAGCAGCCTCAGCATCCAAATGCGAGAACTGCTGGCAACCCATGAGCACGCCATCGCGATCACTGCCTTGCTGTCCACCCTTGTCGAACTGGGCATCGCGCATCCGTGCTGCACGCAGAGCATCGCCAACTTGATGATGCAAAACGCCATGGTCCTTGCCACAGCGGCCGCAGCTGCGCGCCCTGCGTCTGCGCCTGTTCACTGACTGAAGGTAGTCCAAGATGACAACTGAACAAATCCCAGCTGGTTACTGGAAAGACGCGGCCGGCAACCTGATCCCCGAGTCCAAGGTCAAGGACATCGACAAGCTGCGCCACCAGGTGGTGACAGACCTGTGCATGGCTGCCGAGCAGGCTCAGGCCGGACTGCGCAAGTTCAAGCTCGACGCCATGCAGGAAGTGGCTGCCCTGGTGGCCACCAGCCTGGAACAGTACGGCGTGAAATCAGGCGGCGAAAAGGGCAACGTCACCCTGATGTCCTTCGACGGCCAGTACAAGCTGGTGCGCTCCATGCAGGACAAGCTGATGTTCGGCGAGCAGCTCATGGCGGCCAAAGCGCTGATCGACGAGTGCGTGCACGAGTGGAGCGAGGGCGCCAACGACAACATCCGGGTGCTGGTCAACCACGCGTTCCAGGCCGACAAGGAGGGCAAGATCAATGTGGGCCGTGTTCTGGCGCTGCGCCGGGTCAACATCGACCATCCCAAGTGGCAGCAGGCCATGCAGGCGATCGCAGACAGCATGCAGACGGCGAGCACCAAGCCGTATGTGCGCTTCTACAAGCGCCTGGGCGACACCCAGGAATACCAGGCGATCCCGTTGGATATCGCTGCGATCTGAGGGCCGCAAAATGAACCGTGACGACGCCCTCAAGAAGATCAAGAAGTGCCTGGCCCTGAGTCGCAGTGCCGAGTCACATGAAGCTGCAGCCGCACTGCGCCAGGCGCAGAAGCTCATGGAGCAGTTCAACCTGCAAGAAGGTGAAATCGCACTGGCCGACGTGCGTGAGGTGCGGGCCAAGGCCGTCAGTACGGCAGCCAACCTCTGGGAAGTGCGCCTGGCCAACCTGGTGGCTGATGCCTTCGGGTGCGAGAAATTCAGCGAGCTTGTGGGCGCCTACAACGCCGCTGGCAACTGGATCCGTTCACGCTATTACGTCTTCGTCGGCGTGGATGCTGCTGCGGATGTTGCGGGCTATGCGTTCGAAGTGCTGTCGCGTCAATGTGCCAGGGACCGCTTGGCACACATCGGTCGGCAGCCAAAGAACTGCAAGGCCATCACCAAGACGGCCCGTGGCGATGCGTTCGCCAAAGGCTGGGTGCTGGCAGTGCAGGCGCTGGTCGAGCGCTTCAGTCGCAGTACCGCCAATGAAACCCTGCTGCTGCAGTACCTCGAAGCCAAGCACCCTGACCTCGCCAATGAGAAGACTCGCGATGCCACCCGTGCCCGCAAGACTGATTTGGGTCACTACATGGCCGGCCACAAGGCGGGTGAGAAGGCCAAGTTGCATCACGGCATGGGGGTCAACACCCCGCAAGCACTCCTCACGTAAACCCAATTCCTCCCTGGTCGGCCTTGCCGACTTTCCCCTCGGCCTGGTCTGCCTGGTCAAGGGGCTTTTTCAAAGCTCACCACGGTGGTGGGCTTCGCAAAGGAAAGGACACCCCATGACACTCAAAGTGACCAGGACAGCGCAGCGCACCACCATTCGTGCGACAGGGGCCGATGCTGCTCGGTTGATGAACGCGCTCGCAGCCCGGGGATCTCGGGAGAGCCTCGAAAGCATCGTCGGCGGGCTGAATCCCGTCCCAAAACGTCCCAATTCGCAAATTCAGGCATCCGGTGCGGATGATGCCTCCAGCGGCTCTATCGCCTCTCTTTTGGGGGCGGCATGAAACTGGGCAAAAACGGTGTTGAAACCGTGGGTGCTGTGACCGGCATGGCGGGGGCTCTGCTGCTGGCCATGCCTGCACTGCCGGGCTGGGGATTCGGCGCCTTCCTGGTCAGCAACGCTGCCTGGTTGGCGTTTAGCGCTCAGCATGGCCTCTGGCGCATGTTCGCCCAGCAATGCGTGTTCCTGGTCTCCAGCCTGCTGGGCCTGTGGAACTGGTGGCTTGGCCCGCTGCTCCTGGGGTGATCACATGGCCACCAAACCCGTCAACCGCAACAACGACCTGGCCGCGATCCACATCGCGCAGAAGGCTCTCGGCTTGTCGGCCGACGACGCCAGCGCCTTGAAGGCGGCCATCACCGGCCAGGCCAGCTCATCCAAGATGACCACCGCCCAGCGCCGGCAGTATCTGGCCCACCTGAGCGGGCTGCAGGCCCGAGCAGCTCGGGACCGGGGCGAGAAGCCGGCATACGAGCCCGTGCGGCCTCTGGGCCAGCGCAGCACGGCTGACGACCAGGACGACCGCTGGGCCAAGGCGAGGGCACTGTGGCATGCGCTGGCCCAGGCCGGCCACGTGCACACCGACACCGATGCTGCGCTCTTGGCCTATGTGCGCCGCCAGGCCAAGGTGGATGCCTGGCGCTTCCTGAACACACACCAGGTCAATAACGTGATCGAGGCGCTCAAGCGCTGGTGCCGCCGAGCTGGTGTCGAGGTGGTTCATGGCTAAGCGCCCGCTCAGCCTGGCAGATCTTGGGCCGCTGGTGCAGGCCACGCCCCCAGACTTCCCAGAGATCTGGAGCCAGATCGCCGCCAGCCTGTACTCGTGCATGTTCCAGGAGATGAACTCCGAGCGTGCCGAGCAGCAGCTGCAGCAGCGTGAGCTGATGCTGATCGCCCGCATGAGCATCCAGCTCACCATCAGCCTGGCCAACGACATCGGCGGCGATACGGTCTACATCCCTGTTGGCCACTACATGCGCGCTGGCGAAACCGCTCGCAAGGTCATCACGGCCTTCCGAGGAAACAACCACCAGCAGGTCGCCCAAGACCTGGGCATCACCGTCTCACGTGTCCGTCAGATCCTGCGCGAGTACCAGCGCAGCGAGTTCGAAAAGCGCCAGGGTCAGCTCACCCTGGACTGACCAGGCGCCCAGTCGGCGGCGCCTGGTTTTCCCCATTTATCCTTCTGTTCTCATCCGCTTGCACGGCAAAAAGTCGAAAGCAAAGCTCTGAAGCGCTCTTCTGAGCCTCAGCAGCCCATCGGTCCGAAAGTTCGGACATGGGCAACAAAACCACCCCCTCCAAACCGATCCACGTCTTCAAGCCGGGCCGTCACACGACCTGGAAGGGAGAAACCATCGAGTTCAGCCAGGCTGACCTGGAAGCGGCGGCTGCCGCCTACTCGCCGGCCCTGTGCAAGGCCCCCTTGGTGATTGGCCACCCGGCCATTGATGACCCGGCATTGGGCTGGGCCGCATCGCTGCAAGTCAACGAAAAGGGCCTGTATGCCGTCCCTGAGCAGGTCGATCCGGCATTTGCTCAAGAGGTCAAGGACGGCCGCTGGGGCGCAGTGTCTATGAAGTGGTTCCGGCCCACGGATCCGCAGAACCCCAAGCCTGGTGTCTGGTATCCGCGTCACATCGGCTTTCTGGGCGCAGCCACTCCGGGCGTCAAGGGCCTGGAAGCCCCTGCCTTTGCGGCCGGGGATGACGGCGTCTGCTTCACCGAGGGCGTCGCCTTCAGCGAGTGGGACGACGTCACCAATGCCAGCCTCTGGCGCCAGGTGCGTGAATGGCTGATCGGCAAGTTCGGCCAAGACGAAGCAGACAGGGTGGTGCCCAACTACCAGGTGCAAAGCCTGGAGCAAGCCGCGCAGGACGAACTGCGTGAGGCCGCCGCCGAGGCCTCGACCAATGCAGCCCCTGTGGTGGCGTTCTCTGACCCCTCAAACCCTTCCAACCCGTCACTGGAGACCATCGTGACCCCTCAAGAGAAAGCGGCCCTTGAGGCCGAAAACCAGCGACTGCGCGCCCAACTGCGCGCAGCCCAGGCGGCCGAGGCTGCTCAGGCCAGCGTCGCCTTCTGCGATCAGCTCATCGGCGAAGGTCGCTTGCTGCCTGCCTACAAGGACGTGGCTGTGGCCACCCTGAACCACTTCGCCACCCAGGAAGCCCCGGTGGAGTTCGGCGAGGGCGATGCCAAGGCTCCGCTGGCCGAGGGCTTCAAGCAGCTGCTGCAGTCGCTGCCGACCCAGGTCGCATTCGGCGAGGTGGCTACGGCTGCCGCTGCTGCTGGCCAAGTGGCAGACGTGGAGTTCGCCGCACCTGGTGGTTTCAGTGTCAATGCCGACAGCATGAGCCGTCACCGTAAGGCCACTGCCCACATGAAGGAACACCCCGGGGTGTCCTACATCGACGCCGTCAAGGCGGTTTCCTGATCCCTCAACCCTGCTGATTGGAGTCATTCCTCATGAGCCAGCAATCCATTTCGCTCTTGGCCCTTGCGGTCATGGCGACCGCCGCCATCGCGGCCCAACGCTTCGTGACGCCGGCAGGTGCACAGGCTGGTGCGGGCGCCAACACCCTGGGTGTGTCCCGCACTGCGGCAGCCATCGGGGAGCGTGTCACGAACGACGTGATTGGCACGGCCGTGGTCCAGTCCGGTGCTGCGTTCGCAGCCGGCGCCACGCTCCAGTCCGACGCCAACGGCAAAGCCATCACCTGGGCGAGCGGTGCCCGTGTGGCGGTGGCCTTGGAGGCAGCTACGGCGGCCGACCAGTTCATCGAAGTACTGCTGATCCAGAACGCTGCCTGATCAGGCGGCGGCTTTCTCAATCTCACTTTCTTGGAGCTCTCATGCCTCAAATGACCACTGGCCAGGCGCGCGTCGTCGACGTTCCCTTGACCACCATTGCGCAGGGTTACAAAAACGCCGAAATGGTCGGCAACCTGCTGTTCCCGTATGTGCCCGTGAGCCAGCGTGGCGGCAAGATCATTGCGTTTGGGCGCGAAGACTTCGCGCTGTACGCCACAGGGCGCGCACCCGGCGCTGCCACCAAGCGCGTGCAGTTTGGCTATGCATCAGGCAGCTATGCGCTGGAAAGCCACTCGCTCGAAGGCCTGCTGCCGGTCGAGAACATGCAAGAGGCCTCGGCGGGGCCTGGCGTCGATCTGGGGTCGCTCACTGTCGCCAAAACGCAGGCAATCATCGCGCTGCGCCTGGAAAAGGCCCAGGCCGACCTGGCCACCAACGCCGCCAACTATGCGGCCAGCAACAAGACCACCTTGGCCGGCACCAGCCAGTGGAGCGATTACTCGGGTGTGTCCGATCCGATCAACGACGTCGAAGCGGGCAAGGAGGCGGTGCGCAAGCAGATCGGCCGTCGTCCCAACACGGGTGTCATGGGGCCGGCGGTGCTCGCCAAGCTCAAGCAGCACCCCAAGATCCTGGACCGCATCAAGTACACGGGCCGCGACGTGCCGACCTTGGAACTGATCGCAAGCCTGTTCGGCCTGCAGCGTCTGGCGTGCGGCGAGGCGGTCTACGACACCAGCCCTGGTGGCGCTGCACCCGCGTTCGGGGACGTCTGGGGCAAGTCCTTGGTACTGGGCTACACCGAGACCGGTAGCCAGGCCGACCAGGGGCTGCCCACCTACGGCTACACCTACCGCCTGGGGGGCTATCCCATCGTGGAGCAGCCGTACTACGACCGCAACACCAAGAGCTGGGTTTACCCGGTGACCGATGAAGTGGCCCCGGTGATCGCCGGTGCTTCGGCCGGCTACCTGATCAGCGGCGCGGTCGCCTGAGCACGCCATGGCGACCAAAAAGAAGCCCACACCCGTGAGCGCTGCAGCCCACCAGGCTGTGGCTGCTGCCCGCCAAGAAGCCGTTGGCGAGGTGGTGACTGTGGTGGCCATCGAGCCGCTGCGCATCGACGGCATCGACGTTGCGCCCGACGAGAGCATCGACATCGATGTCGACATGGCGGTCGACCTGGTCGAGCGCGGCCTGGTGCGCGCTGCTGACGTAGCGCCGAAAGAGGCCTGACCGTGACGTACGCCACGCAATCCGACCTGGTGGATCGGTTCGGTGACACCGAGCTGATCCAGCGCACCAACCGTGCTGGTGGCAACACCATCGACACGGTGGTGCTGGGCCGGGCGTTGGCGGACGCTGACGCCGAGATCGACGGCTACCTGGCGGCACGCTATCAGTTGCCGATCACGACGCCCCCAGCCTTGCTGGTGCGCCTGGCGGCCGATATCGCCCGGTACCACCTCTATGACGACGGTGTGCCCGAGACGGTGAGCCAACGTTACACCGACGCCGTGGCGCTGCTCAAGCGCCTGGCGACTGGTGAGGTGCAACTGGTGGGGGCCGCTTCCGTGGTGGTTGCACCCAACACGGGCGAGATCCCGGTGATGGCGCGCACCAGGCAGCGCCAATTCGGGCCTGACCAGCTCGCTGGCTACTGAGGAGCGCGTCATGGACTTGCAGTTTGTGATCGATCGCCTCAAAGCCCAGCTCAGCGGCATTCGCCAGCTCGGCGGTGCTGCAGACCTGGACTCGGCCCTCAACGGCTCGGTCAGTGTGCCCGCCGTGTTTGTGATGCCCCAGGCCGAGGCGGCTGAGGTGACAACCATGGCCACTGGCCTGGTACGTCAAACCTTCACGTCCAACTGGGGCGTGATCCAGGTGGTGACCAACCGCCGCGACGCGTCAGGTGCTGCCGCGCTTACCGATCTGGCAACGCTTCGCCTGGCTGTCCGCCAGGCACTGGTGGGATGGGTGTCTGACACGAGCACGGGCGAGCCTGTGCTTGCCACTGGCGGTCAGCTGCTGCGCCTGGATGGAGAAAGCCGTCTGTGGTGGGTCGACTCGTTTGAACTCAAAACCTATTTCCGGAGCAACTGATGGCAACCAAGAAAGCCGATGACCAGGCCCAGACCAGCACCGAGCTGGATGCAGGCGCCACCTCTGCGCCTGTCGCGCCGACTGCACCGATCTCGCCGGCTACGGCCGCAGCACCTGCGCCTGCAGCCCCCACCAGCCCGGCCGTGGACGACTTCCACGGTCAGGGCGGCGAGTACGAGATCGTGGACGGCGTGCGCCGCCTGGTGTCGCGCACCGAAGTGATCGACCCGACCCGCGCCTGATGGCGTGAACCCAAACCGCTGAAAGGACTGCCGTGGGCAAGAAAATCATGAAGATGGCCATCCTGGCCAAGATCGAAACCGTCAAAGGCACTGACCCTGTGCCCACAGGTGCTGCCAACGCCATCTTGGTGAGCGAACCTCAAGTGACCCCCCTCGAAGGGGAGACGGCCACTCGCAACAACGTCAAGCCCTGGTTTGGCAGCGAGGGCTCGGTGCAGGCCTCGCAGTACTCCAAGATCTCCTTCAGCGTGGAGCTGGCCGGTGCTGGCACGGCCGGCACCAAGCCCGCCTGGGAGCCGCTGATGCGCGCTTGCGGCTGCTCGGTCACCGTTGCGGCCGGTGTCTCGGTGACCTTCGCACCGGTGACCAACAACATCGAGTCGCTGACCCTGTACTGCAACATCGACGGCACCAACCACGTGCTGACTGGTGCGCAAGGCACGGTGAAGATCGCAACCGATGCCAAGGGCATCCCGAAGCTGCAGTTTGAGTTCACGGGCCTTTTCAATGCGCTGGCGGCCGTCGCCTTGCCGACCCCGGTCTACACCGCCTTCAAGGATCCGGTACCGGTCAACAAGGCCAACACCACCTTGAGCCTGCACACCGTCAGCCTGGCGGCCAGCAGCTTTAGCTGGGACATCGGCAACAAGGTGGTCAAGCGAGACCTGATGACCATCGACTCGGTGGAAATCACTGACCGCGAGAGCGTCGGCCAGATCGTGTTCGAAAACACCGACATCGGCGTCAAGGACTGGGTGGGCACTGTGCTGGCCAACACCAAGGGGCCGCTGCAGCTCATCCACGGCAAGACGGCAGGCAACATCATCGAAATCAACGGCCCGCTGACCCAGCCGCAAAAGCCGACCTACTCCGACAGCGATGGCATTCAGATGCTCAACGTGCCACTGGTGTTCTGCACCGGCGCAAACGGCAACGACGAGTGGTCCATCGTGGTCCGCTGATCACCGGCCACCCAACAAAACCCTCACCAACAAATATCTCACCTTTAGGAAACCACCATGTCAGTCGTACTCGCAAGCATCGCGTTTTGGGCCAATGGCCGGCTTGAGATCACCGGAGACTTTGGCAAGGCCGAGACCATCGAATTCAAGGCTCGCTTCAAGCGGCTGAAATCCAGTGAACGCAAGAGCCTGACCGATCGGCTGCTGGCCGGCACGATCACGGATACCGAGTTGCTCGACCTTGTGCTGATCGATTGGGAGCTGAAATCCGCAACGGGTGACTTCGTTGCCTATACGCCGGCAAATCGCAGCGAGGTCTTCGAAGACTGGGCGGGCCTGGAAGCGCAATTCGTCCGAACCTACTTCGACGCGATCAGTGGCAAGGCAGCAGCGGAAAAAAACTCCGTGGCGCCGTCCGACACCACCTCCGAGCCGACGGCGCCGACCGCCACGTCGTAAGCCCTGAGCTGCGCGAGCAGTGCGCAGCGCTCGGCATCGACCCCGCCCAGCTGGTGCCGCCTGAGCTGCAAAAGGACAGGGAGGACGACTTTGAGCTCTGGCCCGAGCACTGGGCCGCCTGGGAAGTCTTCCTCTCCTGCAGAACCCAGTGGCGAATCTTGGTCGGTATGGGTGGCATCCAGTACCAGGGGCTTGACTACCCGGCCCTTGAGAGCGCGATGCGCATGCTGGGTCTCAAGGGTAAGAAGCGCCGCGAGGCGTTCTGGCAGCTGCAGGTGCTTGAAGACGAGGCGCTGGACGTCATCAATCGGGGGCGCTGATCCCCGATCCCTGAACTGAATTTCTGAGACCTCATTCCCCATGGCCAACCCCATCAACGTCGGCGTCAAGTTCTCGTTGGATTCGGCTGCACTCAAGACCGGAGTGCAGCAGGCATCTCGCGATTTCACCGCGCTGGGGCAGGCTGCAACTGCGGCCTCTAGCAATGCCTCTGGGGGGCTGCAGCAGGTCTCGCAACAGACCCAGTCGGCTACCAGCTACGCCCGCCAATTCACTCAGGCGATAGCTCAGCAGGGGAGCACAGCAAGTGTCTCCTACGGCTCTTACCTCAAGCAGCTGACTGACGTCATCAAGGTCCAGGAACAGGCCAACGCGACCCTCACGAAAACTGGTGTTTCGGCAGCGCAGACAGCTTCGGCATTGCGCCAGGTGCCTGCCCAGTTCACGGATATCGTCGTCGGCCTGCAGTCTGGTCAGGCCCCCATGACGGTGCTGCTGCAACAGGGCGGCCAGCTCAAAGACATGTTCGGTGGCACTGGCAATGCCGCCAAAGCCCTGGCCGGCTATGTCATGGGCCTGGTGAGCCCGTTCACCGTGGCGGCTGGCGTGGCCGGTGCCCTGGCAGTCGCCTACTACAAAGGCAGCGAGGAGGCCACAGCCTACAACCGAGCCATCGTGCTGACGGGTAACGCGGCCGGGGTGACTGCCGGCCAGTTGCAGGCCCAGGCCCAGGCGGTCTCGGCCACAGCAGGGACCACCCAATCCGCAGCAGCCAGCACGCTGGCCCAGCTCACGGCCACCGGCCGCGTGGCATCTGAGCAGTACGCCAGCGTGGCTGCAGCAGCTCTTGCGATGGAGAAGGCGGGTGTCCAGGCGGTCGAAAAGTCCGTCGACCAGTTCTCGGCCCTGGGCCAAAAGCCCGTAGAGGCATCGCTCAAGCTCAATGAGCAGACGAACTACCTCACGGCAGCCGTGTACCGCCAGATCAAGGCCCTGGACGATCAGGGCCGATCCAGCGAGGCAGCAGCGCTCGCCCAGCAGACCTATGCCGATGCCATGACGACCAGGTCGGCGCAGATCCGAGCAGACTTGGGGCTGCTCGAGCGCGCCTGGGGCGGCGTCACGTCCGTGGCCAAGTCGGCCTGGGACACCATGCTGGGTGTCGGTCGTGCCGAGACGGCCCAGGATAAGCTTTCCAAGATAAGCGCCCGTCTGCAGCAGTTGCAGGCTGATGCTGCTCGGGAATCATCCTTCGGTGAGACAGGTGGCGGCGCCGCTACTGGTCGGGCAAGCTCTGGTGCAGCTGCCAAGCGAGATGCCGAGATCCAGGCACTGCAGGCCCAACAGGCTGCGCTCAACGGCATCGTCTACAGCCAGAACGCTGCGGCCAAGGCAGCTGCCGACAAAGCTGAAGCCGAAGCGCTTGGCGTGAAGTGGGCGCAGGAGGGCGATCGCTACCTCTCCAAGCAGCAAACCCTGCGCAAGGAAATAGCTCGCGCCGAGGCGGAAGGGGCCAAGCTCATTGAGGCAGGCCTGCTCACCCAGGCCCAGCTCAATGAACGCATCCGCGCGATCAAGGACAAGAACACCGACGCCACCGGTCAGAGCGAGGTGGCGACGATCCAGGCCAAGACGCTTGCAGCACAGCAGTACCTCGACACGCTCAAAAGCCAAGGCCTAGAGGCCAAGAAGCTCACCGAAGGCGAGCAGCTCGTCATCCAGATCAAACAGCAGCTCACCACAAGCCTGACTTCGGTGCAGCGCGCAGAAAAGCTGCGTGCCCTTGCTGCGGCCGAGGCCCTGGCGGTGGTAGACAAGCAGGTGCAGGGCGAGGAGATCCGGCGCAAGGGCCTGCAGGACTCTAAGAACGCCTACGACGCCCTGGTCGACGCCACTCGCCGATCTGCTGATCAGACTCGCACGCAGGCCGACGAGCTCGAAGCATCCAATGCCATGTGGGGCAAGGGAAAAGTTGCGGTTGAGGAATACCGCCTGGCGCTGATCCAGGCCAAGCTCAATGAGATCGACCAGAACCCGGACTCCTACCGCGCCGACTACATCGCCGAGAAAGAACGCGAGCTCGAGGAGCAGCGCCGCAAGGTGGCTGCCACCCGTGAGGCTGAGTACAAGACCCTGTCTGAGAAGCAGCAGGAATACACCCGCCAGGTGGCCGAAGAAGCGCAGCTGTACCAAGATGAGGTCGGAATCCTGGGCCTCACCGGCCGTGAGCGCGAGAAAGTGGTGGCCATCCGCAAGGTTGAGCTCGACCTGGCTAAACGCCTGGCGGAGATCGAACGCTCAGGCGCGACGGATCAGCGCAAGCAAGAGCTGATCGACGCGGCCAATGCATCGGCCGAGGTGGCCAAGACCACGGCGGCAGCCAAAGCCGACATGAACGCCACCACGGACATCATCAACTCGGTGGACCGGACCGCAGCCAGCGTCTGGAGCAATGTGACGCAGGGCGGCGTGGGGGCCTTCAAGAAGGTTGGCCAGACCATCCAGTCGGCTGTTCTGGACCTGATCTATCAGCTGACGATCAAAAAGTGGGTCGTCAACATCACAGCTCAAATCACCAGCCTGTTTAGCGGCGGTGGGAACATCCTGAGCAACCTGCTGGGCGGCGGCGACTCCTCTCTCGGCTCATTCGCGTCCACCCTGGGTTCCGCTGCCACAGCCCTGACGACGGCCACCAACTCGGCCCTTGCCACAGCACAGAGCTGGATCGGCATGACAGGCACTGCCGCCCAGGCCAGCACGGCTGCGGCCAATGGTGTGGCCTATGCCGCAACAGGCTCGGGCAGCATGGCCGCCACCATTGGCGCTTACGCACCCTATGTGGCTGCTGCATTGCTGGCATACCAGGTTTTGAGCAGCCTAGACGGAGGTGAGACCCGTACGGGCGGGCAGTACTCGGTCGCCTATGGTGGCGAGGTCAAGAACAACCGCAGAGGCGAGTCGTACCAATACGTCGGCCAGCAGTACAACCGCGACAACAGCCTGAACGCGGACGGCACCCGCACGGCCGTCACCAATGGCCAGGCCTATCTCATCGAAGCCGATGGGATGGGCAAGCAAGAGAAGGCTGTCAAAGATGCAGTGACGGCCACGGCCACCAGCATCAACGACACCCTCAAGGCGTTGGGCTCAAAGGCCACTACCAGTGGCTACTGGGCTGGTCTCGAAACCTCGGGCAACGGCCGCGGCGGCGTTTTCGCGGGTGGCGCGCTGTCAAATGGGAAGACGTTCGGCGAGACCGGTAAAGGCGACAACTACAGCGGAACGCTCTACGAGAAGTGGTCGACCACCAGTCCCGACAGCGCCACTGCCATGGCCAACTTCACGTTGGACCTCAAGCAGTCGTACCTGCAGGCCTTGCAGGCCGACATGGACGAGCTGCCCAAGGTGGTGGGCAAGCTGCTCAAGGACCAGAACGTCGAGGAGATGTCCAGCACTGAGGTGGACACCCTGATTGCGGCCATTGGCTCTCAGATCACGGCCGTCAAGCAGTTCAACCAGGTCGTCGACAGCATGCCCTTCGAAAGCTTGAAGGGCCTGTCGTTTGATGCCGCTGCCGGCCTGGTGGAGTTGTCGGGCGGCATCGACAAGCTCTCCAGCAATCTGTCGAGCTACCTGCAGANNAGGACCAAGTGCGCAAGAACATCTCGGCGAGCCTGGCCGACGTGGGCCTGTCCCTGCCTGCAACCCGTGAGGCATTCAAGGCCTTGGTGGATGCCCAGGACAAGGAAACCGAGAGCGGCCGTAAAGCATGGGCGGCCTTGATGGCCGTCCAAGACGCATTTGCGAGCGTGACGCCGTCGGCCGAAGCCGCCGCAAAGGCGACTGCCGACCAGGCAGCAGCCGAGAAAGCGGCTGCCGAGGAAAAGGCCAAAGCCGCGGCCGATGCCGCAGCGGCTTTGAAGGCTGCCAACAAATCCGCGACCGATGCGGCCTACCAGGCGCTGCAAAACAGCGTGAGCGCCCAAAAGACCGCCCTGCAGGCCACTGAGCAGACCGTCCAGGCCACCATCAGCAAGCTCAAGAGCCTGTTTGATACGCTGGGCAGTGCTGTGTCCGAGCTGTACGCCGAGAACGCGTCCACGGCGGCCCAGTCGGCAGCGCAGGGCAAACAGTTCATCGCCGACGCAGTCGCTGCAGCGCAAAACGGTGGCGCACTGCCAGACCAGGAAGCACTCACAGCGGCCATCGCGGCTGTGCGTGCCTCCATCACGCGGGGCAACTACGCCACTCCCGAGGACATGGAGCGGGACCGCATGGTGCTCGCTGCCCAGCTCACTGCGCTCAAGGGTGTCACTGGCACTCAGCTCACGACCGCTGAAGAGCAGCTGCAGGCCACCCAAACCGAGATCGCCAGGCTCGACACACTGCTGGACACCCAAAAGGCAGCCCTGGACGCTCTGCGCGGGAATGTCACGGCCACGCTGTCGGTGTCTGAGGCGGTAGCCAAACTGGCGGCTGCCGTGCTCAAGGAAAGTGCCGACGCCACTGCGGTGGCCACCAAACCAGCAACAACCTCGGAGAGCACCTCGGGCGCGTCGTCGCAGTTTGTGGTGGGTGGCGGTGGGTCGGGTAGCGGTTCCAGTGGCGCCTCCTCGAGCGGCACTTCTGGTAGTTCGGGCAGCACTGGCGCCTCCTCGCTGTTCGTGGTCGGCGGCTCGCCTGTGAAGTCCTTCGCCGTTGGTACCGACTACGTCTCCAACGACATGCTCGCCCAGATCCACCAGGGCGAGCGCATCGTGCCGGCCGCCTACAACCGTTCGGACGCCACCAATGCCGAGCTGCTGGGCGTGCTGCAGATCATCGCGGCGCTCCTGGAGCGCTCCAGCGGCTCCGTGTCCAAGGTGGCCGACATCCTGAGCTCGGTGCAGCGTGGGCCTTTCATCATGACCAAGAACGTTGCATGAGGACGACCTGACATGGAAATACTCGTTCCCATCACTATTGCAGACGCGATGGTCACCTCGATCAACGTATCCGAAGACCCGACGGCCGCCTGGGTGGCAGGCACCTATGCCGCCGACGCCCTTTGCCATCGCTCAAGCACCCACAGGGTGTACCGGCGCTATACGGCAGGCTCCAGCACCGTCGCTCCCGAGTTGGATGCCGCGAACTGGCAAGACCTGCGCCCCACGAACAAGTGGGCCATGTTCGACAAGGAAGTGGCCACTGCCACGACGGCGCCCAACATCCTCAGTTGGGTGATCAAGCCAGGCAACGCCAATGCAGTGGCCCTGGTGGGGATTTCTGGCGGCGAGGGGCTCACTGTTATCACGCGCGATGCCCCGGGCGGCAACGTGATCAGCACCTGCACAGACACCCTGGAGGAAAGCGCTCCATCGGACTGGTGGGAGTACTGGTTCATGCCGTTCAAACCACGCACCGCAGTGCTGGTCGCCGACATCGAGCCCTATCTGGACATGGAGATCACCATCACCCTGACCGGCTCGGGCACCGTGGGCTGTGCCATGTGTGTGGTGGGCGACCTGCGCTGGCTCGGCGACACCCAGTTCGACGCAGAGTGCCAGCTCGTTGATTACTCCTATGTCGACATCGACAAGACCACTGGCAAAAACACCATCCAAAAGGGCAAGGTGGCCCAGGACCTGAGCGCCGAGGTGCTGCTCGATGCCAGCGAGGCCAACCGAGTCAAAGACACCATGGTTGAGGTGCAGGGCCAGCCGTGCCTGTACGTGCCAGACCGACGCCCTCAGTACCGCTACCTCTGGACCTACGGCCTGGGCGCCGGGAAGGTCAAACCAAAGAGCGCCAAGGAAGCGTCGCTTCCTATCACCGTGCAAGGACTCATCTGATGCCAACACCGACGACACCCGTGGCGGTTCCCGCCATGACCCCGCCGCCCACTCTGCCGGTGCGCGGGGATAGAACGAATTTTCCGGCGCAATCCCAAGCATGGACGCTCTGGGAAAAAGCCTACAAGTTCCCCGAGACCATCGTGCTGGCCAACAACGTTTTGGCCAATGCCACTGCGGCCTACGACCAGGCCGTGGTGGCGGCCGCTCAGGCAGCCATCGCGGCAGCGCAAGCCACTGCAGCCCAAGGGTCGGCCGTGGCAGCTGCCAACACCCTGGCTGCTGCCCAGGCGGCCCTGGGGGCCACCAAATGGGTGGCCGGTGCGTACGCGTCGGGCGTGTGCGCCTGGTCGCCCACCAATGGCCAGCTCTACCGAACCCGGTCAGCGCTGGCCAACAGCACGGTCGACCCCATCAGCGACCCCACGAACTGGTACTCCCTGGGCTTGATGTCGCTGCCCATCCAGCAGGTCACCAACACGGGTGGCAGCTTCTACGGCACGGCCAACGGTGGGCTGAACACCATCAACGAGATCACCTATGCGGGGGCCTGCTCCAAGCAGCTGCCTCAGACCCCAGCGAATGGGGATGTGTGCGTGATCGTGGTGGCCAACGGCCGCGCAGACAACACCCTGGTGGTGAACCCCACCAACCCGATCCCGATGGTGATCGGTTCCAACACCGTCACTGATTCGTTGACGCTGGGCATTCCGCCCGGCGCAGTGACCTTCAAGTATTTCGCGAGTTCCAACGTGTGGAGGTACATGTAATGGCGTCTCTTCCTGACTTGCTCGGCGGCAGCGTCAAGCAATACCGGTCCATCCTGGCTCTTGCGCTCACTGCCAGCCAAACCATCGTCGCGCCCTGTGACGGCATCGTCGACCTGTCGGTGATTGGCGGCGGGGGCTCTGGGGGCCTGTTCGTCACCACGGGTATGGCCGCCTCGGCTGCCTTCGGGGGTGGTGCAGGCGGGTTTTCTCGTCGCCTGGTGAGGGTCAAGAAAGGCGACACCATCGTGGTGACCATCGGCGCGGGCGGCGCCTACGTGACCAACACCAATGCTGCAGGCAACGCCGGCGGTGCCTCCTCCATCGTGATCGCAGCCCAAGCCGTCAACATGGTGGCCAACGGGGGCACGGGCGGGTACATCTACTCGGGCACCGGGGTCGTGCTCGCGGGCGCACCTGGCGGCACGGCCACGGGCGGACAGATCAATTCGGCGGGCGGGCGCGGCGGCGGCATCCTCAATGCCAACTGGACCGGGCAGCAAGTGGCCACGGGCGGTGGCGGCGTGAACCTGTTCAGCGGAACCGACCAAACCGCCACGGCTGGGGGCGACATCGTGTTTGCAAGCGCCACTGCAGCGTCCTGGGTTGCGAGCGGCGGCGGTGGGGCGTTCTCGGCTGGTCTGCCCATGACCGCCGGCAACCTGTCTCAGGGCGGCAATGGTGGCAGTGGCTTCACCCTGTACAGCAACGCGGCCTATCAGGCCGAGTTGTTGGCGCACTGGGGCCTGGTGCCGTTGCCCATCAATGGTGGTGGCTCAGGGGGTTACGCCAACGGCACTGGCTATAGCACGGTCAGCACGCCTGGTGATGGGGCCGGCACCGGCGGGGTGAACTTGCAAACGAACAGCACGCCTGGCGGCTTCTCGATGCCCGCTGCGGGGGCCTTCGCTGGGGGCGGCGCGATCTCAGGGTCTCCGTCATCAGGTCCTGTCGCGTATGCCAGCGCGGGCACCTATGGTGGGGGCGGCGGTGGGCTGTCCAGTGGCCAGGGCCTAACGGCGGCGAGCAGCCGCAGCGGCGCGGGGGGGAGCGGCTTCGCCTTCCTCCGTTTCTATGCAGACCTGACTCCCTGAAGGCGACCCATGCGACATCTCTACAACATCCTGGGCGCCGATGGCGCCATCGAGAACACCATCGTCGCTGACGACGCCTTCGTCACCGAACACCATGCGGGGCGCTTTGAGCTGCTCGGGCCCGCTCCAGCAGATCCGGTCGTGACCGTTCCCCGGCACATCGCGGTGGGCAGCTTCTTTGATCGCTTTGGGGCTTCCAAATGGGCGATCTTGGCCGACACCGCACCCATGGTGCAGGCCCTGGTGCGTGACTGCAGCGCCAGGCGCTACATCGACCTGGATCGGCCCGACCTGGTGCAGGCCCTGCAGCTGCTCGTCCAGGCCGGCCACGAGGTCGACGCCGAGGTCATCCTTGGCGGCGCCGTCCGTCCCGAGGAGCTGCCATGAAGCGTGTTGCACTCATCGTGCTGGTTCCGCTGATCCTCGCCGCCAACCTCTGGGCCTGGATCCGGTATCTGTGGTGCACCCTGGCCAACCCCAGCGAGGGGTGGCGCCTGGCGATCAGTTGGGACCAGCTTTTCAACGCAGCGGCCAATGGCAGCGAAGACGAGACCGTCTCCAGCCGAGCCGCCCGCGCACGCACTGAGGGCCGGCGCTGGGGCTGCCTGCTTTGCCGTCTGCTCGACCGAGTCGACCCAGGGCACTGCGACCGGTCTGCCGGCGTTTGACCCATTCCTAGGAGAACTTCATGCCAGCAAAGAACCCATTTATCGACTTCGCTCAGGACGCGACATCGCCTGCAGCGGACCTTGTGGCCATCGTTCCGGATGACAACAACGATCTTGTGAGCGTCTTGCGCAAGATCCGCGTCGGCGTGGGCGGTGACGTTCGGTTGATCACGTCTGCCGGCACCACGGTGACTTATCAGAACTGCTACTCGGGCGAGGAGCTGGGGCCGTTTTTCGTGGCTCGGGTGCTTGCCACCGGCACGACGGCCAGCGGCATGGTGGGGTACTACTGAGATGACCGCGATCGCCATGCGCATGCGGACCCATAAGGGGCTCTCGGCAATTCAGCAGGGCATTGCATTGTTGCGGCGCTTGGGCGAGCGGGCCAGCGTGTTTGTGCCTGGGGTCGCATCTG